CGACCGTGACGTTCCGCTCACACCCCAGCAGCAGAAATACTACGACATTCTTCGCCGGGAATTTTTGATGAAAGCTGGGGATGAGGAAATCACCTCAGCTAACGTAGCAGTTAATATCAACAAGCTACTGCAAATATCCGGCGGGGCCGTCTACTCCAACGCTGGCGCTACCCTAGAGTTTGATGTAGGAAACCGACTGCGTGTTGTAGAAGAAGTCATCGACGAATCCTCTAACAAAGTCCTAGTGTTTGCTCCGTTTACACATACGATAAACCTGTTAAAAACATACCTCACAAACAACCATATTCCTTGTGATGTTATTGACGGTAGTGTTCCGGCGGCTAAACGCAACGACATCATCAAGCGATTCCAGAACCAAGGGGTTGATGATTTGAAAGTGCTGGTGATTCAGCCAGCAGCGGCGGCGCACGGGATTACGTTGACAGCAGCAGACACGATCATCTGGTACGCGCCCTGTACCTCAATCGAAACTTATTTGCAAGCCAACGCCCGTATCGACCGCAAAGGGCAGAAGAATGTCATGACTATCATCCACATTGCCGGAAGCCCCGTAGAGCGTAAACTGTATAGAATGCTACGCGAGCGCCTCAATGACCACACGAAACTCATTGATTTATATAGGGATGAGATAACCCCGTAAATTTTTTTCACAAAGGTATTGACTGAGTAAACAAAACTGATAACCTACGCCTACCAACGACAAGGAGACAATGATGAGTGAGAATGTAGAAGAGTTGGTCGCCAAGTACATTGACCTTCGCGATAGGAAGAAGGCAGTGCAAGAAGAGGCTGACCTCAAGGTGGCGGCAATCGATGAGGAGATGAAAGAAATTTCCTCGGTGCTGCTGGAGCGGTGCAAAGACATCGGTGCGGATAGTATCCGTACTGGGTTGGGCACTGTGATTCGTTCAGTTAAAGCCAGATACTGGACGAGCAACTGGGACGCGCTGTACGACATCATCGTGGATAACGATGCGTTTGGCCTTCTCGAAAAACGTATTCACCAGTCCAATATGAAAACCTTCTTGGAGGAAAATCCTGACCTCCATCCCGAGGGGCTTAATGTGGATAAAGAATACGCCATTACTGTAAGACGTAAATAAGGAGACTTAAGATGAGTGATGCAATTATGATTCTGGGTAACACGGCAATGGTTCCTGACCATATCCGCAACGCGGGTCAGTCGGAGTTGACCAAAGACCTGATGCAGAAGATGGGTGGGGTGAGCGTCAAGCGCATCTCCATCCGTGGGAAGATGTTCCGGCTGGTGGTGGGTGGTGAGGAAGTCGCCAAGCGTTCGGAGTCTATGGACGTTGTTGTGGTGAACATCGCCAAGGATGTCTCCCGTACTTACTACGAGGGTGCCTACGACCCCAAGGCGGAAGCCGCGCCGCCGACCTGTTGGTCATCGGATAGCAAGGTGCCGCACCCGAGCGTGGAGTCCCCGAAGCACAGCAACTGCGCTGACTGTCCCATGAACATCAATGGGAGTGGGCAGGGCACGACTCGCGCCTGCCGGTTCAAGCGCCGCATTGCGGTGGTGCTGGCGGATGATGTGGATGCTGGCGTTCACATGTTGGAACTCCCGGCGACCTCGCTGTTTGGTAAGGGCAAGGACGATAGGACGATGCCCTTTGAGCAATACTTCAAGTATATCGCCAGCCAAAATCACAGCATCGACCATCTGGTGACCCGTATGCGGTTTGATGACGACGCGGACACCCCCAAGCTGTACTTCTCGGCGATAGCGTTCCCCACTGCGGATATGATGCCCTTGCTGGCTGCGTATGGCCGCTCTGAGGAGGCCAAGGCGGCGGTCACCATGACGGTGTATCAGGTCGATAAGAAGGAACCCACTGAGCCTACCGTGAAGGCCGCAGGGAAGAAGGATGCCCCGACCCCCAAGGTCGATGTGTCTGACGCCTTGAGCAAGTTCACGCGGAAGGCCGCAGAAGTGGACGACGAGTAACATGGATCACCGAGGTTACAGCGCACGGATTGTTGAAACTAACTCCCATGCTTCTGATAGCCTTGGTGTCCGACTAGGCCGGTTTTGTATTTCAAGAGACATCTCCGCTACGGAAGTAGCGGAGTATTTCAAGGTGTCTAAGATGACCATTTACAAGTGGATTACCGGCAAGTCAGAGCCAAGCAAAAGACATCAAGATAGGATTCAATCCGTATTAAAAAATGGAGGATGGGTTTAGCGACGTTCTAGGAAATAACAATGACACTATCAGAGTTCCTATCCCTTGTCCTACCACAGGAAGGGTACTACTGCGTTCAAGGGTTTAAGGGAGATTCTAATAAAATCTACTTCTGCGACGCGCAGGCCGATGCTGAAGATAAGATAGATTCGTTAATCCAACAGGAATACGATACTTACTTTGGTGTAGCTAAATATAAAACCAACGAAAACCGTAAGTTCTACAATGTAGAATGCCTACAAGTTTTCATGCTCGATGTTGACTGCGGCCCCACTAAAAGTTTTGCCGACAAGTCAGCGGGATTAGCTAGCTTAGCTGATTTCTGCAACGACAACGACCTATATCCTCCTACGTTAATTATAGATTCCGGCAACGGGGTACATGCTTACTGGGTGATGGACGCGCCTGTTCCCCGTGATGTTTGGAAGGTTGCGGCGGAAGCGTTGAAGTTGCTTTGCAAGGAGTCGGGGTTCGATGCTGACCCGAGCGTGACGGCAGACGCTGCACGCATTATGCGGGTGCTGGGGTCGTTCAATCACAAGACCAATCCGCCATTGCCGACAGCGTTGCTGCTGAAGGGTGATGTCATTTCCTTTGAGCAGTTTAGGGCAAGCGTGAAGGCAGTCGGGGAGTTGCCGCCTGCGCCATCCCACATCCCAAGGGAACCCTCTGAGTTGATGAAGCGCCATCAGGAGCGCACGCGCAAGCTGTTTCATGTCCTGACAGATAAAATTAAGGCAGGGCTTGGGTGCCCGCAGATGGAACGCATCATCACCCAGCAACTTGATATTATGCATGACGCATGGCGGTCGGGGTTATCCATTGCGAGAAACTGTGAGGATTGGGAGACCGCCATCCATGATATTTCCTCAGAACATCCTCGGTATGATTACGCAGCCACCGTAAAGAAGGCTGATGACACAATAGATAAGCCTCACCGCTGCACTACCTTCGATGCCCATAGCCCAAAGATTTGCGATAAATGCCAATACAAAGGAAAAATATCTTCCCCCATTGAGCTTTGCGTAGAGTTCATAGAAGCCAAAGATAACTTAGTCGTCAACATTGAAGACGGCGCTGCTGTTACTTACACACTGCCAACACTGCCCCCCGGCTATAAACGCTTAGCAACTGGGGGAATCTATTACCATAATAAAGATGGGGAAGATGAGCTAATCTACGAACATGACATATATTTAATTAAGCGGATGCACGACGAAGACCGGGGGGACTTAGCCCTTGCCAAGCTGCATTTGCCGAGAGAGAAGCCCCGAGAGTTTGTTATCCCACTGTCCTCTCTCATGGCTAAAGATAGGTTCAAGGACATCCTTTCAACCAACGGTGTAATCGGCAGTCAGCGGCAAATGGATGCCGTTATGATGTACCTCGTTAGGTTTGCCAAAGAACAGCAGTTGAGCTTGGATTTGGAAATCCTTCGCCCCCAGTTTGGGTGGGCGGATGAAAATACTACATTTGTACTTGGGACAACTGAATACTCTCAGGATGGGAGCAAGCACACACCCGCAGCAGAATCCACAAAAGACGTAGCGCGGGCGATTAGGCAGCGCGGTGATCTGTCCGAGTGGAGCAAGGTTGCCAACGTTTACGGCAACGACGGGTTTGAGGCGGAAGCCTTTGCATTGTTCGCGGGATTCGGGGCAATGTTGATGAAGTTCACCAACTACAAGGGGGCCATGATTAACCTCCTTCACCCCGACAGCGGCACGGGCAAGACAACTATCCTCAAGGTTATTAACAGCATCGTGGGTCACCCCGACGAGCTACTTTCCAAGGAGTCCGACACCCTTGCATACAAGCTGCACTTGCTGGGTGTCCACAATAACATCGCGACAACCTACGATGAGTTGACCAACACGCTACCGGAGGTGGTGTCTAATTTGTTGTACGCAGTGACGCAGGGTAAGGGCGCGAACCGGATGCAGGCTCAAGTCAACGCAGCGCGGCGGAACGACACCACATGGTCAACGCTGGCAATCAGTTCGTCCAATGCGTCCCTAGTGCAGAAATTGGGGGTGCTGAAAGCCGCTGCGAACGGGGAAATCATGCGCTTGATGGAGTACCGCATCGACCGTAAGACTCTGCTCTCCAAGCAGGAAGCCTATGAGATTTTTGAAGGG